GGGTGGTTACATTGGTACTTCTATGGAAGCTATACGTATGCGTAATGGTGGTGAAGTAAAAGGTTTTGCTTCTGGTGGTTTAGCAATGTCAGAAGAAACTCCTAGAGGTGCTAGTGAAGCATTCTCTGGATCTCCTAATTTATTTAGAGGTTATGGGGGAGCAAGGTCTGGTGGTGGACTTGAGGTTCGTACTTATGTTAATGCTACAGGTGCAATACTACTTATACCATTTTTAGGTGGACGCCCACTTGTAACAATCCCTGAAGGGTTTTTTCTACAAGGTAGTCCTGAAGCAACAGAAGCAGCTCAGGGAGAACAGCAAGTAACTCAAGATGCTGACGGTACTGTAGGTGATGATGATGATGATGGTCCAGATACACCTGAAGTTACTGTACAAAAAGTTACTGCTCCAGAAGATTTAGATCAAAGTGATAGTTTCTTTGGAGTAAACCAAGACTTTTTTGGTATGACTCCTGAAGAACTTGGTAATTATGGTGAAGACTTTGGTGAAACTGCAGAGATGTTACGCTATGGTGGTATTGCTGCCTTAGCTGTACCTGCACTTGCACCAGTAGCAATGATTGCTGGAGCAGCAAGTCAAGTAACTAAAGCTAACGATGTTGCTAACTTACGTGCTGCTGCACAGATTGCAGAAATGCGTGGTTACACAGATCAAGCTAAAACTTTAAATTCTCGTGCAAACCAAATGGTTAAAGACGGTGGGTTTCTTTTAAAAGCTATGGATAAAGTTGGTGGAATAAACGGTGATAACATTGCTGATAAAGTTATGACTTCTTATACTACTATTTTTGATTATGGTGAAAAGGGAGATGCTGAAGGTTTAAAAATTGATATGTTTGCGACAACTGACGATTTTGTAAATGTATTGAAAGCTAATGCTAGAAAAGGTTACAAGTGGGTAGATGAAGGTGTAGTAGTAGTAGATCCAATTACAGGGGAAAAGGATGTTAAAGGTTATTATGCAATAGATGAAAATGCTGAAGAAGTAGAGATACCTACAGCAGATGGTGGCACTGTTAGCGTATCTGTAGCTTCCCTACCTACTACTGATGATAAAGATCCAAGAGGTGTTACTTTTGCAGGTACTACTGATAGTGGAGTTAATGTCTTTGAAGTTACTGCAGGTAGCAATATAGTTAGACCTAAGGCCAGACCTACAGATATTGGTTCTGATAGCACTACTACTACTACCACTACTACAACAGCTGGCAGTAAAGATACTAATATTGCATCCTCAGGACGCAGCGAGTCTGATATTCAAAAAGATATTAATGATGCTTTGTCAGCTTCAGGTGGTGAATGGACCTCTGAATTAAATGACCTTGTATCTGAACGTGACAGTGCTCGTTCTAATGAAGGTGGTGGTTCCTCTGGCGGTGGCGGAGGAGGAGGGGGCGGTGGTTCCTCTGGTGGAGGCTCCTCTGGTAGCAGCGGCGGTGGTTGCTGCTTCATCATGCTAGAAGCTCGCTATGGTGACGGTACTATGGATGAAGTAGTACGTAGATACCGTGATGAATATATGACTGATCGCAATCGTCGTGGATACTATCGTATGGCTGAAGTACTTGTACCACTAATGCGTAAGTCAAAAACATTTAAGTGGATTGTCACAAAAACTTTTGCAGATCCCCTTGTGTCTTATGGTAAATATTACTATGGACAAAACAAACATGGTGTGATATACTCTCCGTTAAAGAACTTCTGGATGAAAGTTTTTGACGTAGTAGGTGGTGACACCAAGTTTATAAGGGAAAATGGAGAAGTTGTCTAAAGAACCATATGACAACCCTAACCTAGTAGAGATATACGAAGAAAGATACATCCATCACCCAAATCAAAAAGCTGATGTTAATTTTGAAATAGCAGTTATAGAAAAGGTGATGGATTATTACGACCACGAATCTTGGTGCGATGTTGCCTGTGGTACTGGTTATCATTTGCGAAAAGCTTCTGGTAACTTTAAAAGGTTAGGCGTTGATAAATCTAAGTTGATGATGGATCAACATAAAGAAGATACAGAGTATGACGTAGATTATTCTGTTGCAAACATACTAAGTTGGAGAACCAAAAAGAAGTTTGATTTAGTAACAAACTTTTGGTTTGGCTATTCACACCAACCATCTTTAAAAAAGGTACTAGATTTTTTTAAAAAAATGATAGACCTTACTGCAAAACACGGATCTATAATACTGTCTTACCACAATAACTGGAAGTTGTTTGATAAGATACCAATGAGTAGCCCAGAACCTATGGGTGGTCAGTTTAGCTTTGATGCATTGCAATGGTCTTATGTAGAGCCAAATACAGGTGATAAGTATCATTGTATATCCCCTCATAAAAACCTTATTATAGAAATTTTTGGTCCACAGTTTAAACGTTACAAAGTAGTAGATTACCCTACATTTGCTGGAAAAGAACTGTTAGTATTAGAAGGTAAACTATGGAACTAGACGAATATAAGAACACTATAGCAAAACGTCATGGTGATCTTTCTGAAGAAGAAAAAGAAACTGTAAGGCGTATAATAGGTACACCAGTAGGCAATGTCTTAACAAAACTTGTTGGGCCAGAACTAGGTAAAGCAATTACAGTAGGGCAACCAACAACAACTATTCCAAAACGTAGTGGTTTAGGATCAAGATAATAATAAGGCTACCCAGCTACGGCTGGCCCCAACATAAGGAGAAATGATATGCCTGAACTAGAAACAGTAGAAAAACCAAAAGTTGCAGGGTTTGTAGAACGAGGTTCTAATTACGAACGTAGACGCCAACGAATGGATCAAGAGGAAGAGGAGATTCAAAAGCTTGAAGCTGCCCAAAAAGGTGATACAGAAGAACAACCAAAAGAAGAAGCTTCCCAAGAAAAAAAGGCCGATACAGAAGTTAAAGAAGAAACGTTATCTGCAGAAGAAAAGTCTTTTAAAAAACGATATGGTGATCTAAGACGTCATATGTCTGATAAAGAAAAAGAGTGGCAGGAGAAACTAGACTCTTTAGAAAAACGACTTACTAAGTCTAATGTGGTACCACCTAAGTCAGATGAAGATATAGAAGCTTGGTCTAGAAAACACCCTGATGTGGCTGGCATAGTAGAAACTATTGCAGCTAAAAAAGCTAAAGAAATGTTTTCTAATGCTGAACAACGTCTTCAAAAGATGGATGAACAAGCAGAAGAAATGGCTCGTAATAAAGCAGAAAATTCTATACGTGAAGCACACTCTGACTTTGATAAATTACGAGATTCAGATGACTTCCATGATTGGGCAGACAGGCAACCTAAATGGGTTAAAGATGCTCTTTATGAAAACATGGATGATCCTGAATCAGTTATTCGTGTTATTGATTTATATAAAATAGATAATAACATGACTAAGAGTGACTATGCAGCAAAACGAAAGGCTGCAGCGTCCAATGTAGGTAAAGGCTCTAAAACACAAATTGATGCAGACGACTCATCTAATACAATTCGTGAGTCAGATGTTTCAAGAATGTCAGCAAAAGAGTTTGAAAAGAACGAGGAAGCTATAACTAAAGCAATGCGTTCTGGTAAGTTTATCTACGATATTTCGGGTTCAGCCCGATAATAACTATTGACAAACACTATTAATGTCATATAACTAGGGACATAACATTAGAGCCTCCGTTAGGACTACCTCTAAGTATACCCTATTTCCAAAAGTCTAAACTGAAAAGAACGACCTGTTTAAGTATAGGCCCGTATATCTAATGGTTGGCCGACTGTTAGTCTTACGCACCCTAGAAAATTGACAGCCTCTTACGAGTGTTTAGCTTTGTGATTCGAAGCCAAATATTAGGAGGATTTTATCATGGCTTTTACAACAGCAGGAGGATACGGTAACTTACCTAACGGTAATTTTAGTTCCGTAATTTACTCCAAAAAAGTACAGCTTGCTTTCCGTAAAGCAACTGTATGCGGTGACATCACCAACTCAGATTATTTTGGCGAGATTGCCGCACAAGGCGATACCGTTAAAATTATCAAAGAACCTGAGATTTCAGTAAGCAGCTATGCTCGTGGTACTAACATCTCAGCCCAAGATCTTGACGATGAAGATTTCTCATTGGTTGTAGACAAAGCTAATTACTTTGCCTTCAAAATTGATGATATCGAAGAGGCTCATAGCCACGTCAATTTCATGGATATGGCAACCAACCGTGCAGCTTATCGTTTGGCTGACCAGCATGACCAAGAAGTTCTTGGCTATCTTGCTGGCTACAAACAGTCAGCTCTGCATAGTTCAGCCGATGCCGTAAACGATCAAGTAAACGGTACAAAAGCAGTAACTACTGCTGGTTCAGATGAATTGCTTTCAAGCATGAAACTGAAAAAAGGTGACTTTGGTAACATTACAACAGCTTCTGCAGGTGATCATTCGATTCCAGTAGCAGCACGTTTGCCAGGTGCCACAGCTCTGCCAACAGCATACGCTTCACCAGCAATGGTTGTAGCTCGTATGGCCCGTTTGCTCGATCAACAACAAGTTGATAAGCAAGGTCGTTGGCTGGTAGTTGATCCAGTATTTATGGAAGTACTTCGTGACGAGGATTCACGCCTCTTCAATGCAGACTTCGGTGAAGCTGGTGGACTACGCAATGGATTGGTCTTGAATAACTTCCACGGTTTCCGTGTATATACTTCAAGCAACTTACCTTCAGTTGGTACAGGTTCAGCTACTACAGGTAGTGCAAACCAAAACACTAACTATGGTGCCATTGTTGCTGGTCATGATTCTGCTGTCGCAACTGCGGAGCAAATCAACAAAACCGAAACTTACCGTGATCCTGACAGCTTCGCTGACATCGTTCGTGGTATGCATCTTTACGGTCGCAAGATCCTTCGTCCAGAAGCTCTTGTTACTGCAAAGTATAACTTGGCGTAAAGGGGAAATAAACAATGGCTTTACAATCTCCAGTTCGTATTGAGACTGCCGTGATTGCTCACGGTGATCTTACAACTAGCTCAACTCATGAAATCGGTGTAGTTCCAGACAACTGTGTGGTTCTTGCTGCTGGTTCTGAGTGTACTGCTGCAGCCACTATCGGTGGTGCTAATGCAGTAAGCTACGGTGTAACAGGCGGTGACGTTGACATGCTTGGTACTGCTGATATTAATGGCGCTAAGACACTTGGTGCTACTACTACCACAGTAAACGGTATCACCAATGTCACAACTGCTGACACGACCATTACTGCATTACTTGCAGGTTCAAATGCTCCTTCAGCAGGTTCGTTTAAGTTCTTTGTAGTATATGCTCCAATGGGCGCTACAGGTGCTGCTGCAGAAGTAGATCGTGATCTGCTTGCATAAGTAAAC